AATTTATTTTTATCAGATTCTTCAGAACCTGTTTTGCGTTTTCCAAATCCAAATTGCCGGTTGGCTCATCCGCCAAAATCAGCTTCGGTTTGTGGACAAAAGCCCGAGCCAGCGCCGCGCGCTGCGCCTCGCCGCCCTTGACCGTGTTGTCGACGAGCTTGGCCACCTTTGCGGCGGCCACGCCCGAGCTATCGCCCAGGCGCTCGAAGCCCTGCTGCGCGCGCTTGAGATCGGAGTCCTTGATCCCGAACTCGAGCTCGATGCCGAACTTGGGCATGGTGGCGCGCGCTCACTCGCGATGCTGCAGCGCTTCCATTTGTTCCGTGGTCACCCGCGCGGTTTCCGAATCGATCGCCCGCACGAGACGGTGATAGGCGCTGCGCTCTCCCTCGTCGAGGATCTGCTCGTCGTCGAGGTAGCTGTTGAGCTCCGTACGCAAGGCCCGGCCGTTGGCGTCGCTGGCGCAGCCAGCGCGAGCATCGAAGATCACGCCAAGCTCCGGCCACAGCGGCGGCACCTCGTCGTGCAGGACCTCCGCGGCGAGGGTCTCCCAGGGGCGATACCGCCCGGCCTGCTCATCCTGCTGTGCCGCTCTTTCCATTTCCTGTTCGAACTTCTTCTGGCTCAGCGGGTCCAGGCTGGCGAGCTCCGTCAGGCGCCAGCGCTGGACCCGGCGGAGTTTTTTTCGGCGGCCTCCAGATACTTCTGGCGCCGCTTGGTGGACTCGGTCGCCTTCTCGAGGACGAAGTCGACCAGCGCCTCGCCGAGGTCTTTGCCGGAGCCGTAGCCCTCGGAGATAAGCACCTCGGAGGTCAGGAGCTGGCGTTTCGCCGCGGCGTCGTAGGGGACGTCTTCGCCGTTCTCGTCCGTCAGATTCCGCCAACCGAAGAGCAGGTCGAGCGCCTCCTCGAGGCGGTCGTTGCGATCGAAGATGAGCGAGAAGGCCTTCTCGCGATCCTGCTCGAGCTTCGCGAGCGATGCCCGCCGAAACGCCGACATCCAGCGCTTGGCGAAGTCCTGCCGCACCTCGGCCTGGAGATCCGGCGCACCCTCCGCCGCCGGCGTCGCGGTGGCTTCCTTCGCCGCCTCGGCCGCCGGGCCCTCGCCGCTCTCGTCGCTGAGCTGCTCGTGGGCCATCTGGTACGTGACCTCGCAGAGCAGCGGATCCTCGCGCTGGCGCGCCTTGACCCAGCGCTGGTGCTGCTTCGAGTCGTACCGGTGGATCAGCAGCAGGAACCCGAAGGCCCACGGGTCCGGATAGCCCTGATCGTCCTCGACCACCCTGAACTTCGTTTCGACTCCGAACCTCATCCCGTTCTCCTTTCGTCGCGGGCCGGGCGGCTGGCCCTCGCTGTCGGCAACCGCCCCGCTGGTGCCGGGAGCCAGAGGATTGCTGGGCGAGGGCCACCGTTGGCCGCGAGGCGGTGGCTTACGGCGTGATGTCGCGCGTGATGGCGCCGGTGGTCGTCCAGGTGTAGCTGCCACCGAAGGCCGCGCCGACGGCGCCGGCGATCGGCGTCCACTGGGTGACCAGGAGCGAGCCGGTGTAGTGCGGATTGGTGGCGCCCGCCGCGTCGCTGGTCTTCGAGATCTCGAAGGTGATGACCGTGCCGAGCGCCGCAAACATCGCCGCGTCGAGGCCGGAGAGGTCGGCATCCTTCACGAACTCGACGGCGAGCGAGCCCTTCTTCACACCGCCCACGACCTCGTTCCATCCGGCGCTCCCCATGTTGCTGATGTCGACCTCGGGAGCGTCGATCGTCAGGGTGGCGCCCTTGACCTGCGCCGAGTAGTCGACGGTTGCGAGCTTCACCATCGTTGCGGAAATGACCATCTTGGCCATGGCTGCCTCCTCCTCTTGGTCGGTTGGCCGGTATCAGCGCTTGCCCAGGACGGCCAGGTAGCTGAGCTTCGGGGTGCCGGTGCCGCCGATCGTGACGGACGTCCGGAACCAGTCGTCGGTGATGGGTCCGGCGATCGACGTGTAGTAGGTGCCGAGGCCGGTGAACTGCGGAACGGTGATTCGGGTGGTCGCCGACGGGAACCCCGTGGCGTCGTCGCTCTGGATCACCACGTCGAGCGTCTGCGTCGTGCCCGAGACACCAAAGACGTGGATAGCCAGGTAGAGCCGCTGCGTGGCGCCAACCGCCCCGAGCTGCAGCGATGCGCCGTTGTGGGTGGCCGCACTGTCGACCACGTACTCGAGCACCCGACCGCGGACCATCGGCGCCGTGCCCTTCATCGCCAGGCTCATCTTGGCGGCCTCGCCCATCTGACCGAGGTACTGGTAGTGGGTCGAGAGCACGTTCAGGAAGTAGGCGATGTCGCCGTCGACCGGCGGGTTGGCCTTGACGGCGCTGGCCGCCACGCCGGCAACGCCGACGCTCTCGAAGGTCGTCTCGTCGGGCTCGCTGTTGACGGCGTCGGCGTCCCAGAAGCCGTCGAACTTCCAGGCCGCCGAAGCGAGGCCGGCGATCGCCTCGTTCCAGCCGGCGCTTCCGAAGTTCGTGACGTCGACCTCGGCCGCCTGGACACCGGTGTCGAGTTGGTTGGTCTGCGAGGCCAGGGCCAGCGGGCCGTAGAACATCGAGACATTGCGGAGGACTTCCTTGGCCATCAGCGGGCCCCCTTCTTGGTGCGCGCCGGCTTCGGCGCTGGCGTTTCAGCGGGTTCCGGAGCGCCCGCCAAGGCGAGCCCGTCGGCCACCAGTTGCGCGGCGCGGCTGACGTCGACGTAGCCGTTCTTCAGCTCCTCGCCGGGGCGGAGGATCGTCAGGATGGTGTCGCCGGGGTACTTGCCCCAGTCGGCCAGGAGGTGGATGCAGCCACCAGAGACCGGATCCGGCAGCGGCGGCGGGCCGTCGTCGGCCATCGTCTTGGTCTTGGTCATGAGCACCTCACGAGAAGCGCACGAACGGCACCCGCAGCGAGCGGCCGTACCAGTCGGCGCCGTCGACCTGCGCGGCGCCGGGCTCCGGGCGGAGGAAGAAGATGTCGCTGGTGTTCGCGGCCGCGAAGAGACTGACAAGGGAGTCGAGGAGCTGGCGCAGGAGCGCGTCGCCGCGGCCGCGCTGGGTCCAGACGTCGAGCATCACGGCACCATCGGTCTGGGTGCCGCCGGCGAAGTCCGTCGGTTCGGCCGCCCCGTACTCGATCTCGGCCGCGACGTAGGAGACGGGCACCGCGGGGTCGGCGCTCGGGGTCGGCGGCTTGATCGTAGAGTCCGGCCAGAGCACGGGTGCCGCGGTGAAGCCAGCGAGGATCGAGTCGACCGCGGCGCGCTCGGCGGCGAGGTTCGCCATCAGCCGCTCCGCCCTTCGACCTTGGCCACCGACTCGGCCACGATCGCGTCGAGCTCGGACTCGAGCTGCTTTAGCACCGGGCCAGAGATGCCCTGCGGTGCCTGCAGCGAGCCGATCGCCTTGCCCGCACGCACGGTCGTGCGGCGGCCCGTCTTGGCGGACTTCCGCAGGTAGGCCTTGGTGACACCACGGCCCATGTCGATGATCTTCGCGTGGGCCGCGACGTTGACCGCCTTGCTTGGCTTCAGGGCCAGCGCGGCGCGCTGCGGGTTCGCCGGGATGGTCTTCCACTGAATAGCCATGGCCCGGTGAAAGCCAGCCCGGGCCTGGCCGTGCGTGCCGCGCGGCGTGAGCTCGATACCCTTCGCCATCGCGCG